AATTCTTCTTTAGTTAAATTAGTGTAAAGCCAATCAATAGGAATTTTAGCTTTTACACTTTCAACAAACTGAGAAAATTCAGATATAGATTTTTCTTGATCTGACATACAACTCCGATGACTTCAACTACTGTAACACGTTTTTACGCAAATGTCAAACTATAACTTTAAAAGGAACGGCACTCATTTTTATGATGAGCGCCGTTCAATTTATCTATAAACTGGATCTGGTCTAGGCGATGCTTTTTCTAGATAGTAATCTTTAAGGAACTTATCCAGTTTTTTACGAGCCATTAATGCTGTCCAGATTTTACGTTCAATTGTCTTGTTAGTTACGAGTTTTTCTTCATCTACTTCACGATCTTGACCACGACGATAATTACGATCATGACTTTGAACGTAGTCATCAAAATCTTCTGTAGCTGAATAATAAATTGTTTTATTAGCTTTCAACCAAGTGTGACCATATTTTGCAGCTTTTGGAATAGCTACAATGATCCTACATGTTGGATCATTTAACCAGCGATCTAAATTTTTATCTCGTTCCTTGTCACTCATGCCACCATAAATAAATGTTGCTATATCTTTATATTTTTCATAAATAAATTCTGTCTCAGTTCTAAAGATTGTCCATATAATAATATTGTTAGAAGCACTCGCAGATAAATGATCATTGATACGTTTATCTAATACATCAAGTTTTGCGTTCCACGGTAATGTAACTAAATGTTTTTTTCCATCTTTATCTTCAATTGTTGTAAAGCCATCCATGATTTGCATTAATCTAATACGAACCGCAATCTCATGTTCTACACGAAGCTTTCCATCAATTATATCACCGTTTTCATCTAACCCCTGGACCGCTGAAATATAATCTTCTTCAATTTTATTATACAACTTCATGTGGTCTGGATGAAGATCAACATCAACACTAATAAAGTTTCTTTTTGGAAGATCAAGAACATCATCACGTTTAATGAAATATGAAACTAAATCAATTCGCTTTCTAATCTCTTGTTCTGCATTATATCTTGGAAACCACCGCATTACAGGACCAACGGAGCGTTGAACTCCATAACGCTGTTCAAAAGCTGTATATGAATCTCCTAATACAGATCCAATAGCTTTCATTTGTCCCCAAAATTGAAACACATTATTTGGGGCTGGCGCACCAGAAGCTTCAATTAAATATTTCATATGTCTAGAAATTTTAATAAATGCCCTTGTTCTATAAGATGAATGTCCTCTTAGCGTAGATGATTCATCATAATAACAAGCATCGAATTTCATTAATTCAAAATAATTATCTTTATCATATGAATGTTCAGCATTTTTAGTTTTAATCCAACACCAATGCTGAAGTTTGTCTAAATTCACAAAACTAATTTGACCATGAGAAGATGGAGCTTCTGGATCTCTTAAGTTAACTGGTTTAAATTCAGTGAATCTTTCAAGATCACCAAACCATGCTGATTTGCCTAATAAAGACAATGGTGCAAATACTAATGGTTTTTGAACTAGATTGTTAGCAAGTAAATAACCTAAAATAAAAATACCAACAGGTGTTTTACCTGTTCCTTGTTCTAAGTAAGCTCCACCACGTTTTACCTTTAAACTCCAAAGCGTAACACGTTTTTGGTGAAGGTCAGCTTCAATCTTTGGAAATAAATAAGGAAACCCCATTTCTTCCCAAAGATCATTAATATCATCTGCTGGCAACAACCTCATTGCCTTGGCATCTTGATATATTTTTAATTCTGTTCTTAGGTTTTCTACAATTGGTAGAATATTGTCATCATAAACAATATCTAATCCAAGTTTATCTTTATTTTTAAAAAGATCACTTAGATTCCAGGGGCTAATATCCATATAATAACTATGGAATTTAGTTTTAGTTTCCCATCCGAATAAAGATACGTCTTTATCTGTTTCTATTAAAAATTGTTCAGGACGTTTTCCGTCCATCGTAATTTTAACGTTTCCCAATCGAAAACCTCCGCTTTGTCCCAATCAGATTTATCTAAATATTCTTTTAAATCATAATACATTAAATAACGAATTTCATTATCTTTATACAGTATCCCTATACACATTGCACCTGCCTTAGCTTTAATATCTAAAGAATCAATCTGTAATTCTTTAAATGGATATAGGTTCCGATAGCTAATCGAATTAATCAGCTTGGCTTCAGCATAGACAGGCATACCTTTAAAAATGGCGAATATATCAGGCTCACCCTTTTTATCAGAACGAATTACTTTTTCTATATATAAAATTTTACCGTATTTTGCCTTTTGATTATCTATAAAGTTTTTTGATTTATCAGATTCGCTCATTTTGATAGTTAAAAAAAGGGGAAGCAGAATCGCTTCCCCTTTAGTGTAACACAACTACTTGGTAACAGGAACCTTTTCCTGTTCCTTCTTGAACCAAACTCGTTCCTGATGTTCTCCATCAGGCGCGATTTTACCATAGAAGAGCCCGTTAGGTTTTTCTACAGTAGATCGCTTAAAAGCTGCGGAAAAAGCATCCCACAGCTTACTTTGGATAAGCTCATTCGCGGTTTCTGAACTCGGCATTCCATCCGAATCCACAAACCTCACATTACCATCGGAATTCTGGATAATGAATCCAGATTCCATAATTCTAACACTCATGGTATAAGTGTCAATCTCTCTGATGCGAAAGGTTCCACCGGAACCTTTACGATTCAAAGAGATTTCATATACCAACTCCTGCGAGTTGATATATGACTTACTGCCATCCTTCCTCTCCGAAAGAGGAACGATAACAAGTTCCCCCCCAATGGACTTGTTCGGCAGAGTGAGCAAACGCAAGTTAAGCGTCTGCCCATTAGCACCACAAATAACAGTGGCATTTCCAGACCGTGACGAACCATAACCACGTTCCGTCAAAAAGACATTTCTAGAAGCCATGCATGCTCCTTTTAAAAAACCCATTTAAATGGGATTGGTTTTTGTGGATGACGTAATATCTCCACTCATATATATTATAACAAAAAATGCTTTTAGTTTGCATTGCTTGTGGTATACTCGTTTCATGGCATTTGAGTTTACTGGTAGTTACACAGATTTTATACAACGGACCATGAAGCTAGACGGCGAACCGTGGAGCTTCGCTCATAGACCTTATATATTTCCAATTGTAAATAGTACGGCAAAACGTACATTAATGATGACAGCTAGACAGGTAGAAAAATCTACTACAATGGCTGGAGGCATGTTAGCTAAAGCTTGTCTTTTTGCAAGTAAATCATTCTTATATGTTGCTCCTACATTTAAACAGACTGGTGTTTTTAGTCGTAAGAAAATTGATGAAGTATTTGAAACTTCTCCATTGTTAAGAAAAACCTTTTACCCTGGAGTTAAAGGTTTTAGAATTGAAGAAAAAAGATTAAAAAATCTTACAACATTATATTTTAGATCTGCTTATCATGATGCTGATAGTATTCGTGGTTTAACAAGTAACGATACCTCTTTCGATGAAGTGCAGGATATGTTGAAAGAGATATTTCCTGTTGTTGAAGCTTGTTCGCAGAAGAAATTAGATGCACAGTTTAGATATGCTGGCACTCCTAAAACAATGGATAATAATATCCAAACTATGTGGGATATTAGTTCTGCTAATGAATGGCATGTTAAATGCATGGGTTGTGGATATTATAATAAGTTAGGTCTTGAAGTTGTATTATTAGATAAACCCGGTATTTGGTGTCGTAAATGTCAACATGAATTAATAGCAGAGCAAGGTTGTTGGGTTTCTGCAAGAGAATCAGATATGGCGGGTTTCCGTATGCCATATGTTATTCTTCATAAATCATATATTGATTGGAAAGATCTTTTCTTTAAGATTCGCAACTATGATACTGGCGCTCTTATGAACGAAGTGTTTGGTGAATCTTATGATAATGGTTCTAAACCTTTGACTAGGGATCAATTAATTAGAGCTTGTAATCCTAATCGTCCAATGTGGACTAGACCTATTGATCAATATGCCGGACAAGAGTTTTATGCTGGTATTGATTGGGGTGGCGGTAATACTGGATTTACAATTTTAACTATTGGCTTTTATGATACTGTTGAAGAAAAATTTAAAGTTGTATTCTGTAAAAGATATGTAGGTAAAGAAGCTGAACCTGAAAATCTTATTCCATCAATCGTTAAAACGATTATGGATTTTAAAGCTTTTATCATTGGCGCTGATTATGGTTTTGGTTTTGGCTTAAATGATAGAATGAGAAAATTATTACCATCAGAATATACATATGTTACTTTTAGACACAGTATCATTAAAAAAGCTATCGCTTATGATGAACATGGAAATACATATGTAACAAATAGAACTGAAGTAATGACAGATTTATTTAATGCAATAAAAGAACGAAAATTTGAACCGTATCAATGGTCTGAGTTTGAAGATATTGGCAAAGATTATTTAAATATTAATTCTGAGTACTCAGATCGTTTGCGACAAATGAAATATATTCATACCCAACCAGATGATTCTTTTCATTCTGCACTTTATTGCAGATTACCCTGGATGGTTCGTACAAAACAAATTATATCTACTAGATTAGACCCAGGTGATTCTCAGATTGATGAATCTTAATCTTGAAAATCATTGACTAGAAAGTAAAAGTTTGAGACAATAGATTATCTTGAACGGAATGACTACATGACACTAGATATTGCGTCAACAAAAATAGTAACAAAATATCTAATCAATGGTACAGATATGAATGATTCTATCGCTAAATATGCGATGGAGAATAATCTTAATGTTGAACAAACGAAGCGTCTTGTAGAAGAGTCTAACAAGACTTGCTATCTTCAGAAATTTGCATCTACAGGTGAACAGATCTTTGATGTAGCGCAATATAATATCGTTAAAGAAAAGATTGGTCTTGCAGATAAAGTAGAAAAAGTTGCTGCCATTAAATTTAATGAATTTACTGAATTTGAGAAAGTAGCAAATGAAGAAATTCCTACTACTGAATATGATATTGCCATTGCTAAGGTTAGATCTGAAATTGGTTCTGCTTCAGTTAAGCTTTATAGCTTAGAAAAAACCGCTAATTATAAAGGTCTTGGAGAATATGAATATTCTCAAGAAAAAGCTAATTTAAAAAATCAGATTGAACATAAAGAAAAAATTATTAATATTTTAATGGAAAAAAGAGCTGGTATTATTTCTGGTGTAGCTGGAGCAATTTTAAAAGGTGGTGCTAAGGTTATTGGTGGTACTACTAAATTTGTTGCAGCGGCTCCAGTTAAAAGAGGTTTGATGCCAATTGGTTATGCCAGCACTTTTAAACAAGGAATGAATAAAGTGAAACCAGAAGAAGCAACAAATTTCATTATTAATAAAACAGCTGAAATTACAAAAGAAGCTGGTATTATTGAATCTACAGAAAAAATAGTAGGTGAAAGTAAATTATTAAACAGTCCACTAGGTGCAGCTATTGGTTTTGGTCTTTTAGGCTTAACCGCTGCTGCTGCTAAAGGTAGTGGCGGTATTGTTTCAAGAATGATGAAAGAACGTCAGTTAAATGAATCATTTAATACAATTTCACAAGCTAATGCTGATATTCGTCAGATTCCTAATGCTAGAGCTTATTTTGACGTAATTGCTAGACATAGCCCTGATTTAGCTAATGATCCTATGGTAGCTCCACAACTTATTCGTCAATTTGATACCTTCGGTGGAGTTGATGTAAATACAGTTGGTAAACTTAGAGAAATTGATGCTATGGGACGCAAAGATAGACCACGTGGAAGTAGCGGATTTGAAACTGCAAGTAATTTGCTTGGTGGAGTTAAATCATTTGGTGATTTTAAATCAACATTACAATCACCATCAGATCATTCTTATTCTAATGATCATTTAAATTTAATCAATAAACCCTTAAAGAAGTAACCCAAACCCTTTTTATAGGAGACATTTAAATGTCTAAGCTTTTAATTGAACAACTCACAGAAGAGGTCGAAAAGACAGCTTCAGAAAACACTTCTGAGCAGCTTGAAAAAACTGCTGAAGAAGAAGCGATGGAAAAGATCGCTCACGAAATTAATGTTCTTGATCAGTCTCGTACACTCGTTGCTATTGGCGAGGAAATGTATAAGATTGCCCAAGAACTTGAGAATGAGGCTTTTGCCGCTTTAGCCGCTGATACTTATTCACTTGGCGAAAGAATGGGTTCTTGCTTAACTAAGACCGCTTCTGAAGATGGTTCAGCTTTAGCCGAAGCTCTTGAGATCGCCGAAGATATGCATAAAGTAGCTTCTATTTATGCTGATCTTGCCGATGAAGTTAAGACTGACGAAACGCTTAATAAAATGGCTGAAGCCATGATCAACATTTCTAATGAATTAACAGAAGATGCTAATGAATTCTACAAGATGGCTTCTGAAGAAACTGAAGAAGTTGATGAAGAAGAGGCGACTAGTGAAGAAGTTGAAAAAGAAGCTGGCGTAAAAGACATAGCTAAGAAAGTAGCTGGCGTAAAAGACACGGCTAAGAGAGTGGCTGACGCTGGCGTAAAAAACATGGCTAAGAGAGTAGCTGACGCAAAAGACATAGCTAAGAAAGTAGCTTATGAGTCTGGCTTTAAAGGTATGCAGTTAAGGGAATTCCTTGAAAAATATCCTAAAACTGTAAAAGGTGTTGGTGCTGCTGCTGCTTTAGCCGCTGCCGGTTATGCTGGTAAAAAAATACACGATAAGAAGTAAGAATTTACGTCAAACACTCACCCTTAAACAAGGTGAGTGTTTTGGTAAGTTCTTATAACCTATAGGAGAAAAGAAATGAGTTTAATCAAATTAGCTTGGGCTGGTGTTGGCGCCCAAACTGCCGTTCAGGGTGATTTAGCTAATTTAAAAGGTGGTATTTCTAATGGTTGGCAAAGAGGTAGAGCGGCTGTTAGCCAACATAAAAATCATCTTGCTAATGTGACTGAATTAAAAGCTGCTAAAGATTATCACGCTTCTCAAGTTGGTAAAGTAGGTGAAAGTGATGCTTTAGCTAGAGTTCAAAAGGCTCAAAGCAAAATTCAGGAATCTGCTGGTAAGTTAAGAGAAAGTATTAATCCAAATGGTAAAGCTGCAACAATTGCGGGTAGAGCTACTAAGGTAACTCCTATTCCTGCTCCTAGTGGTCCTGTTGCAAGCGGTCCTGTTGGTAGTTTCTTAGGCAAAGCTAAAGACTTTGCTATGAAGAATAAAGCGGCTGTCGGTATTGGTGCTGGCATTGCCGCTGCTGGTTATTTAGCTCATAAAGCTAATCAGAATAAACAGCAATATCAATAGGTAATCAAATGAGCTTAATTAAACAAATAGCTTTAGAGCATAATGATTTAGATCTTTTTAAGTTTGCTTGCGAACTTGAAAAAGAAGCTGATATTATTAGCGCAATAACTTCTACTAGAGAAGCTTTATCTGCTGTAAAACCTGGTTCAACTTTACAAGAATCAGTTAGTGATTTAGCTAAAAAAGGTTTAGGTAAATTTACA